CGTTCCTTCGCTGAGGTTCGCACCGCTGGGCGACGTATCGAGGGATACGCCGCCACCTTCAACAGCGAGGCGTGCCTTGGCGGCTTTGTCGAGACCATCGCCCCCGGTGCTTTCCGTTCGGCGCTGGCGGGCGACGTGCTCGCCATGCTCGACCATGATCCGGGGAAGGTGCTCGGTCGCACCCGTTCGGGCACTCTCAGGCTGACAGAGGACAGCAAGGGCCTCGCGTTCTCGCTCGACCTTCCCGACACTCAGGCCGGCCGCGACGTGCTCGCACTAGCCGAGCGTGGCGACCTGGGCGGCATGTCCTTCGGCTTCATGGTGCCCAAGGGCGGCGATAGCTGGCAGGGCGAGCGCCGCACGCTTCGCACCATTGCCCTCAAGGAAATCAGTGTGGTGCAGGCCTGGCCGGCATACCCCGACACAGAGCTTGCCCTTCGCGCGCACCACGGTTCGGATGCCGAGCGCCGCCGCCGCAGTCTCATTCTCGCGGAGGCCAACAAATGGGCCTGATCGAAAACATTGCCGGCTGGGCCGGATATGAAAAGCGGGACGGGAACGACCTGAGCTGGTCCGCCCTTGCACCCGGCATCGGCCACTATGCTGGCTTGTCTGCGCGCGCGGCGGAAAACCTCAGCACCGTGCTCGCCTGTACCAACGCGATCGCTACTGCGCTCGCCTATGTTCCGGCGCCTGTCTATCGATACGATGCGGAGGGCAATCGGATCGAGGTGCCCGCGCACCCCATGGGCAAGATCGTGCGCGGCGGCGTCAACGATCAAATGACGTGGCCCGACTTCCTTGAGCATTTCGTGGCCAGCACCCTTCTCACGGGCAATGGTCTGGCCGTGATCCTGCGCAGCGGCAACGGGCAGCTTGCCGGCTTCCGCTATGTGCCGTGGGGCATGGTGACGGTGGCCGAATTGTCGAGTGGCAGACTGGCCTATGACGTGTCGGACGGGCGCGGCAACACTCGCCGCTATCTCGAGGGCGAGGTGCTGCACCTCCGCGACCGCACCGATGACGGCAAGATTGGCCGCTCGCGTCTGTCCCGCGCGGCCGACACCGTGACCGGCGTGCAGGCGGCGAACACCCATGCCAACGCCTTCCTCGCCAACGGCGCGAGCCCCAGCGGCGTGATCGAGGTGCCGTCCGTGATGGGACCGGAACAGCGCGACCGGCTCCGAGCTTCATTTCAGCAACGTCATGTCGGTGCTGATAAGGCAGGCAGCACGTTGATTCTCGACGGCGGAATGAAGTGGACCGCCGCGCAAATTAGCCCAGAAGATGCCGAGCTTCTGGAGACGCGGAAGTTCGGCGTAATCGAACTGTGCCGCCTGTTTCAGGTGCCGCCGCCTATCGTGCAGGCCTACGAGAACAACACCTTCACCAACGCCGCTCAGGCCGGCTTGTGGTTCGCCACCTTCTGCCTTGCGCCCTGGGCTCGGAAGATCGAGGCCGAGTTCGCCCGATCCGTTTTCCCCAGCGGTGGACCCTATGAGCTGGAGCTGGACCTGTCCGGCTTCCTTCGCGGCGATCCTGAAACCCGATGGAACGCGCACAAGATCGCGATCGAGGCCGGCGTGCTCGATCCCGACGAGGTGCGCCAGATTGAGGGCTGGAACCCGCGCCCTACTGGCCGGCGCCCCGCACCCGCCAACGATGGAGTGCAGGCCAATGGCTGACCTTGTGAGTCTGAGCGAGGCGAAGGCCTATCTCCGCATCGAACACTCGGATGACGACACCACAATTGCCTTGCTGATCGCGGCGACGTCCGACGCGGTGCGCGACGTCGCGACGGGCTGGGAGGGCGAGGGAGACTCGCCCGAGGCAATTCCTGACCGCATCAAGCTCGCGGTGCTGTCGCGCCTCGCCGTCACCTATGATGAGCGCACTAGCGTCGAACCCGGCGCTGGCGAGCTTGGCATGCTCACACCGCTTCGGACGTTGGAAATCTAACGCCATGGCGAGCCGCCCCACCACAATCCGGAAAGCCGAGATCGAGCGCACCGTTAAAGGCGTGATCGCCACCGGCTTGCCCATCACCCGGATTGAAGTCGAGGGCGGGAAGCTCGTGATCTACACCGGAGACGGCGCGGCGCACGATGAAAGCCCGCTAGAGGCGTGGAGGCGCAAGAATGGTCAGAGCTAGGCTCCAGGGCATCAACACAGTGCGCAAGCGTCTCGCGGATGGCACCGTGCGCCTCTACTACTATCATCGCGCCACCGGCCTCCCGTTGAGCGGCAAGCCCGGCTCGCCGGAGTTTCTGCGCGACTATGGCGCCGCGGAAAAGACGATGCTCGATCGCCATGCCGGAACCTTCAACGGCTTGGTGCGCGATTACACCCTGTCGCCCGAATTCGGAAAGCTAAAGGACAGCACCCAGCGCGAATATCGGCGCATGCTGACCAAGGCGGAAGCCAAGTTCGGCAACATGCCGCTTGCTGCCTTAGAAGATCCCCGCGTGCGGCAAGACTTCATGAGCTGGCGCGCCACGGTGGCGAAGGCCTCCGGCGATCGCGAGGCCGACAACCGCCTCAGTGTGGTATCAGCGATGCTCACCTGGGCGAAAGAGAACGGGCACGTTTTCAGCAACCACATTGCCGGCTTCCGTCGCCTGCATAGTGTCGATCGTTCGGACCTGATCTGGCTGCCCGAGCACATTCACGCCTTCATGGCTGTCGCACCGATCGAGTTGCAGCGCGCGCTGATCCTGGCCCTACACACCGGCCAGCGGCAGGGCGACCTGCTGCGCCTGACCTGGGGCAACTATGACGGCTCGCTGATTTCGCTCAGACAGGGCAAGACCGGCCGCAAGGTGGAAATCCCCTGCACTAAGGCCCTGAGGAAGATGCTGGACGGCCTCGACCGCAACGCGGCCGTAGTGCTCGCCACCAAGACGAAACGGCCGTGGACGCCTCGCTACTTCAAAGCGCAATGGGAAGCGGCATCGAAGAAGGCCGGTGTAATCGATCTGCACTTCCACGATCTGCGCGGCACCGCCGTCACCATGCTCGCGGAGGCCGGCTGCACCACGCCGCAGATTGCCGCCATCACCGGGCATTCGCTCAAGACCGTGACGGCGATTCTCGACAAATACCTTGCCCGCACCCGCGTTCTCGCGGGCGAGGCCGTGGCTCTATTCGAGAACGCAAAGAGCACAAAGTTTGCAAACCGTTTGCAAACCAGAACCCCGAACCCCTCGAAGGGAGACGCTAAGTGATTGAAATAAATGGCGCGCCCGAAAGGATTCGAACCTCTGACCCCCAGATTCGTAGTCTGGTGCTCTATCCAGCTGAGCTACGGGCGCCCGACGCGGCGTCTGCTCCCGGGCGTTCCGGGGACGGCTGCATCCGGGCGCATAGCTATCGCCTCACGAGGTCGAAGGCAAGACCGGATCGAGGGGTCGAGGCACTCATCTTTCCGGGCGGGTCACGCGCCCATCCGGGGCGATCAAACCGCCTTCACCGGCACCGTCTTGCCCGGCCAGTGGCAGAGGTCGCTGACGACGCAGCGCTCGCACAGCGGCCGCTGGGCCTTGCAAATGTAGCGCCCATGCAGGATCAGCCAGTGATGGGCGTGCAGCTTGAATTCGGCCGGCACCACCTTTTCGAGCCGGGTCTCGACCGCGAACGGCGTCTTGCCGGGGGCGAGCCCGGTGCGATTCGAGACCCGGAACAGGTGCGTATCCACAGCAATGGTCGGCTCGCCGAAGGCGATGTTGAGCACCACATTGGCCGTCTTGCGGCCGACCCCCGGCAGTGATTCGAGCGCGGCGCGATCGCGCGGCACCGCGCCGCCGTACTCTGTGAGCAGCCGCTCGCACAGCGCGATCACGTTCTTGGCCTTGGTGCGGAAGAGGCCGATGGTCTTGATCGCCTCGCGCAGCCGGTCTTCGCCCAGCGCGAGCATCTTCTCCGGTGTATCGGCGATGGCGAACAACGGGCGCGTCGCCTTGTTGACGCCGGTATCGGTCGCCTGCGCGGACAGCACGACCGCGACCAGCAGCGTGAACGGGTTGACGTATTCGAGTTCGCCCTTCGGTTCCGGCATGGCGGCCCGCCAGCGGGCGAAGGCTTCGGCGATCTCCGCACGGCTCCACGGCTTGACCTTGCCGGCGACGGCCTTGGCGTCCGCCTTGCCGCGTGAGGCCGGGCCGCGCGGGGCCGCCTTCTTCGCCCGCGCCGCGGGTCGC